GACATCAATGTCGGTAAATGGAACAAGGGGTATGTACTTACCTCTTGACATTCATTTCGTTTTGTGGTATTATTAATTTGTGAGGAGATTCGTAATGGACGTAATTGAAATTGTAGAAGACCTAGAGCAACTCGATGGTCTCGATGGAACACCGATGTTTTACACTGCCTTGGAAAGCATCACTAAAAAGTGGAAAGAACGCAAGGCAAAATTCGAAGAGGAAGTTGAAATGCAACTTTCTTGGTTATGTGATTAGAGAGGAATTACATTTATGGCAAAACGTAAAATGACACCAGAACAACGGCAAGCGGCAAGTGAACGACTTGCCAAGGCACGTGAGAAAAGACTGAAAGAGAATCCACCTCAGTATAAAAACATTGCTCCGTCTGTTCTTGAACGAGGTGAAGATGATCCGTTCTACTTTCGAAAGGTTCAAGGTTGGATCAAAACTCAGAAAGAGTTGTTATCATCTGCACGTCAGTCTTTACGAAAGAAAGAAAAAGGTGCGGAAGCACGTGTTGCAAACCATCAAGCATACATCCGAAACCTAGAGACCTACTTACGAAGTGGTGACTATGTTGACGATTTCTATGGTGAGATGGGTGAGCATCGAATCAAATGGCGGTGTGTTGCACCTGCCTATGATGCAGAAGGGATGGCAAAGAGATCCTACGGAGTTTTCTATAATGATATAGGAACAGTCTACACTGGGCAAGAGGAGTTCACTTGATTAGATCACTAGAGTATGATCAACATACTATAATGGAAAATATTATGGAACTAAACGGCATCGATTCTTTCGATGCCGACATAACATATGCGAATGGTGGTTTCTATAAAAATTTGCCACAACCAAAAATGAAATTCGATATAGATCCTCAGACCGAAGACACAGTGCAAGCAAGCAGTGTTGACCTACCAGTCGAGGATGGTTCTTTATCTTCTGTTGTATTTGATCCACCATTTCTTACCTATGTCAAAAGCGGTAGGAATGGCAATGGCAATATGGTAATGGCAAAACGTTTCGGTGGTTACTGGGCATACAACGAATTGGAAGAACATTACAAAGACACACTAAAAGAGTGTGCAAGAGTTTTAAACAAGAAGGGCATCATGGTTTTCAAATGTCAGGACATTATCCATAACCATAGGATGCACTCAACTCACATCAACGTTAGTAACTGGATGCAACCTTGGTTTAGGTTGAAGGATCTTTTTATACTTGGTGCGAAGCATAGAATGTCTATCCCTGATAAACAGGGAGAGAAGAAAAGAAAACAGAAACATGCCAGAGTATATCATTCATACTTCATGGTATTAGAGAGATTATAGGAAGGATAATAATGTCAACTGTAGAAGAACAATTTCTAACCAAGAAGACTTTTTCAAGTCTAGTAGAAGAAACAGTTTATGATAAAGATATTGGGTATATGGAAGCAATCCTTCTGCTTTGTGAAGATAACAATATAGAACCAGAGGATGTTCACAAGTTTGTTTCCCCAATTATCAAAGGTAAGTTAGAGGCAGAAGCAACTGCTTTGAACTTTCTACCAAAGGTAAGCACAATAGACTCAGCATTTTTTGAATGATAAATACTAGACATTACAGTAAATATGTGTTATAATAATTCAGTAAACAATTCAGCAATAAGGACAATACGATGTCATTAGAAAATCTAAAACGCAACCGCGATCAAATCTCAAAACTTCTCCAAGCGGCAGAAGCAAACGAGGGAACCTCAGAAAAGAAATCATACGGTGATGACCGTATCTGGAAACCAACTGTTGATAAGGCAGGGAATGGTTATGCAGTGTTACGTTTTCTTCCTGCGAAGAACTCGGATGAAATCCCTTGGGTTCGTTATTGGGATCATGGGTTCAAAGGACCTACTGGTCAGTGGTATATCGAAAACTCACTAACATCAATTGGTCAACAAGATCCAGTTGGTGAGTTGAACTCACGTCTATGGAATTCTGGTATCGATGCAGATAAAGAAACTGCACGTAGACAGAAGCGTAGATTACACTACGTAACAAACGTTCTTGTACTTCAAGATCCTGGCAATCCTTCTAATGAAGGTAAAGTCATGCTGTATAAGTTTGGTAAAAAGATCTATGATAAAATCATGGATGCAATGCAACCAGAGTTTGCAGACGAAACACCAGTAAACCCATTTGATATGTGGGGTGGTGCTGACTTCAAATTGAAGATCCGTAACGTTGAGGGATATCGCAACTATGATAAATCAGAGTTTGCAAGTCCGTCTGAACTTTATGGTGGAGAAGATTCCAAACTAGAACCACTAGTAAATCAACTTCACGATATCTCGGAGTTCACTGATCCGAAGAACTACAAATCATACGATGAACTCAAAGCAAAGTTGATGCGTGTTCTTGGTGAAGAAGCAAGTATGGGTGCTCCTACTATGAAAGAGGAAATGCAGATGAATGAACCTGCACTTGCACCTACTTACGAAACTGTTCCACCTATCACTAAAGAAGAGGTGGTCTCATCTACGGATGATGATGATACAATGTCTTACTTTGCTAAGTTGGCAAACGAAGACTAGTATCCACTAACAAGTCTATCGAAGGGTCTAGGGTCTCCAGTAACAATACCTTGGTTGTTGGTTGTGCTCGTAGACCCTTCTATATTTGTATACGTAGCATATCCACCACCACCTTGTGCCTCTGCAGGAATCAGATCTTGACCTGCACCCATCATCCTTCCGATCAAACTATCTTGTGTGAGTGAATGACTCTCTATCATTCTTGCAATGATTGAATTAAATTTGTCTATAACACCAGTATTATTTTCTATTACAGGAAGTAGATATTGCTCTCGCCCTCTTTCGTGAGCACCCATACCCTCTGACATATCGAATGTCGCACCTGAAGAACCCACTAGTGAATTCACCAAATTATTATAAGTATCCGCATCACCATAGATTTGATCGATCAATCTTTGCTGTTCAAGATTAGCAACAAAACCTGAAGTAAGTTCTGTTGCTAAATTTGCAAGATAGAACTCGATTTCTTCACGATCCATACCTTTCGTTGCATTTCGCATCTCTGCCATAAGATCATCATTAGACACATTTGCGGCATTGTCGCCCATCAAATCTGACCTATATTTATTTGCGGCATTAATTAGACTTCTGTCTTTTGATGCTTGACCTGCCGCAAGCATAGCGGCAGTTGCTTCATCTCTAAACTGAAGTCCTCGCGCAGAAAGGAAATCGGTATATGCTTTTCCACTCCTCTGATTATAATCTAGCATATGTATTGTCTTAGTAACTTCTTTTGCTTTTTTATTTGCTAGTTCTGTGTCACCCTCTTTTAAAGCATCTGCTATCTCATCAACATTTTCTTTTGTTTTCTTCATAACTATTTCTTCTGCTTCTTTACCCTTTTCATTGAGATAGTTGTATATTCCTTTTACAGCACCAATGGCAAAACCTGCAATAGCACCTATGATTAATCCTTTACCACCTAGAAGCATGACTCCAACACCTGCCGCAGTCAATGCCATTGAGACAGCACCACTCAGACCCTCACCCATACCTAAACCTTGTAACCATTCACCAGAAAAACTAGCGGCAGTGAGTATCAGACCTGCAAGACCAAGTCTTCTTAGGAACATCAATCTATATTTTGCACCACCTTCTTTACCACCTATATCTGTAAAGTAAGATCCTATAACTGCCGATAATAATCTAGGACCGAAGATAAGTGCTAACGCACCACCAATACCAGAAACTATTTTAGATATATCGATTTCTCCAAACATAGTATTAGCAGTTGCATCATCACCAGTAATCTTATCTACTAAAGGATCAACCCATTTATCTAAAAACGCGGCACCAAAAACTGCACCTATAACACCCATGAAAGTCACACCAAGTGCTTTACCCATAAGAGCACCAATAGACATACCACCTAATGCACCTGCAAAGGGAGCAAATGCGGCAGATGCTAAATCTTTAATACCACCCAGTATTCCATCTAGTCCAGTTCCTGCAAAGAATCCTTCTTTAAAATTCTTAGGTTTATTCTTTGCTTTTTGCTCAGTTGCTTTCTTTTCTCTCTTCTCACGCTTTTCCTCAAGATCATCACCAGTAGGTTTCTGTGAGGCAAAGAATGCACCAAACATTTTATTTAAACTAGCAAGTTCTTTTTGAATTGCCTCGTCTTGGTTTCTTTTATTTTCAGCAAGGTACTGATCGAGTTGCCGACCAATTTTTAGTTCCTTTATGACTTCCTTGAAATCCATTTTATCTTCCTACTTCTACTGGGACGCAATATGCTTCACCATTTATTTTATTTGCATACTCAATACACATTTTATAATCCCAGAAACCTTCATCCATTTCCAATATAGTTTCTCCGTTACCCAGATGAACCAATATTAAAAACAAATAGAAAATGTTATCTTCCTTGTGTTTCCATCCTCAATTTTTCTTCCTTGATAAAGTCCACTAGCATATTTACATACACTTCTTTTTCCCACGGCATCATACTGTCTATCTCATTTAGGGAGTATTTGTGATGTTGCATTAGGTCAAAGTTAGTTTTATAGTGCACCATCAAACTGGTATGAGATAGACTAATTAAAAAAAATCTTGTAAACCCTCCAAGGTGTATTCATTATGTTTACTACAACTTTGACACTCGAATTCGATCTTGTGTCTCAGCATTGGTTGACTCTCCATGTAGACCCGAACTTTATCGAATTGTTCACGACTCATAGATTCTATAAACTCTACCTGTTCTTCATGCTTTATTTCTTTAAAACTAAATCTTTCTTCTTCAGTCATAACACAATCTATGGATTGACAAATGATACCAAATATCTGATCCATAGTAGTTGTAGAGTTGCTTACGATCTTATCATTACCTGCTATCTCTAAGTATGTGGGCAGTTTCATTTCTATAGTGATCTTATCTGTTAATTGTATTCTTTTATCTGGTACTTCCGTATTAATTTTTATTTCATTTATATTTACTGTAACATCGTTTTCTGATTCACACTCTTTACATTTTAATCTTATATCAGTTGTCTCACCTACAGACTTACATCTGATCTGCATAAAAATATACTCAACATCATATGATGTAAGTTTATTCGGATCTATCTTTCCCTCAGTGCAAGAAACAATCGTATCAATTATTGCCATGGCGATCTGTTTAGGATCGTTTGATTCCATAGCAATCAATAAAACTTTTTCTTCTTTTACCACAAAGGGTCGTATTCTAATTTCTTCATTTAATGATGGTATAGTTACCGAAAACTTCGGCATATCATTCAGTTTTGGCAATGCCATAATCTACTCCTAAGATAATATAGATCCGAATCCACCACTTACTTTGATGAATCCTTGAGGATCGTTAATCGCTTTCCACTTCGTGTAAGATAACTGTACTTGGATTTGTACCAGTCCATCTAATTCATTGTTCAATTCAATAGCACCCATTGTTGTAGGGAATGCATTCTCTAGCAATACAGAATAGACGGTGCCTTGTCCTAACCCTATATTGATGTCCACAGGACCTACGTCAATGTTCTTATTTATTATTGGTTTTCTTAATTGATGTATCCTAACATCTTTCTGATAGTCACTCTTATAAGCAACCGTATGATCGTCTTGTTGTACAGTTGTTTCCATCCAGTTGTCAAAATACTTTCTGACTCCGTAGTCGTTTAGAGCATAAAAGGTCATCGATACGTCATCAACAGCATAACCATACGCAACCTTCTGAAACTCTGTTCCTATTCGTCTCTCTGCCGTTAGTATTTGTTTACCTGGTAATTGTGCACTTGCACAAAGTATATTCAATTCATTACCACCCAGAGTTGCTATCCTGCTTAGTAAACTATTAGCACCGAATAGCGTGGGTAGTTGGACAAGAAAACTATTCTGTCTTGCGAACCCTAGTTTTGCTGATGCTAAACTTTTGAGTGTATCAACACTTGACATTAAATCATACTCCTAGAATCTGAATAAACTTTACTTCTACTTCCCTCAAAATCTGCAGTTGGTAAGAACGTGGCAATTTCCCATTCAGGTGCTGATACTCTTGCAAGTCTACTTTTTACGTGTGCAAATAGGTAGTGTTTATAACATGGTCTGAAAAATCTTAACTTAGCAGTTGCATTTAATAATTTGTAAGATATCTCAAACCTTGTACTATCATCATACTTGTTATTATTAGTTACATCCATTAGTGCGTCCAACATCTTTGCTCTCAGTGTTGGGGGTAAGTAATGTAGATTCAATCCATAAAATCCACCTGTCGCAGGTCCTACTATGACTGACAGAGGAAACCTGTCATAGTAAGGTAGCGTATCTTTATGCTTTGGATCATAAAAGAACATATTCATAGAACCAATTAATGGTTGTGATTTGTTGACTAGTTTCACCTGTTCATCACGCATTAATGTATTTCTATTAACTTTACCCATTGCCGCCAGTTTCTTTCGAAACCAATCACGCGATTGTCGAGTTCGTGGGGTAATCCCTGCACGAAATGCTTCTTGTTCTACTTTGGCAAATAAATTAGACATAACACTATTTATACTATTTTTTAGGTTTTCTACGAAAAGGTTTCAAAGGTTTTAGTTTCTTTGTCTTCTTAAACTCTTTGAGTATTCCCATGGACTTCAATGTCTTCTCAGTCCAGATTTGAAATTCCCATCCACGGTCTAACGCAAACTCGTTTGCCGCTTCCCACTTATTCATGTTCTTGACATATGTGGTTGCTTCACTAATATATCTTTTAGATTTATTTGGGTTTTTAGGAAGTTCCGTTTCTTTTTCTGGTTTTATCTCAACAAGTAAAGTTTTCCCATTCTCAAACATGATCTTCAGATCTACAAAGTATCGATGCATACGTTTATCTACATCCCATTTGTATGGGACAACAACTTCTTCAGAAGACCAGTACTTTACTTTTGGATTGTTCTCACACCAGAGAAAGCATTGCTTTTCCCAGTGAGATCTATAAGTAACCTTAGTGAAATCGCCTTTGTATTTCTTTGGGTTCTTTACTTTGTATTTTCCAGAATATGCCATAGTTTTGTTATAAATAGGATTAAGTATTTTTATTTATCAAGGAAGTTGGCATGGCAACATCTAAGAAGACATTCAATAAACCAAAATCAGCAAGTTTATTCGCACGAAAAAAGTTTTCTAGTGGTATCAGTTTACGATATCCATTAGAAGAAGACTATACAGTTTATATGCAATATAGAATTAAAGAAGTAGTTCCTGCCGCAACTAGTGCAGGTATGTCTCTCATAACTGCATTCAAAGCAACTGCAGATGCAAGACTGAAAAAAGTAAAGGCGGTTAGGGGATCAACTTATGATGAAATACCACAAAGTTTATATGAAGGAACTGTGGAAGGAGATCCTAAAGATGATGAGGATGCAGATCCCTCAGTGTCTAAAGGACTTTTAGGGTTTAGAACTAAGTATACGGATACCAGTGCAATAAAACTGTACATGCCTCAAGCACTTCAAATAGCAGATACTGTCAATTATGATACGGTGGATCTTGGGTTAGCAGGTGGTGCAGGATTGACAGCAATGAACAATGGTAGTAGTCTTCTAGGAGCAATTGGTTCTGCTTTAGGAGAACAGGCAAAATCATTTGGTCAATTGTTTGGTTTAGGTTCTGCAATGGGTATAAACGCAACTGCAGAAATGGCAAGAGTTGCAACTGCACGTGCCGCATCAAAATTACCTGCAGATTTGAGAAATGCCGCTAATATTGCTTTACAAGTAAAAGTAAACCCGAATACCAGATCAACGTTTACTGGTGTGGGTGTTCGAAACTTTTCTTTTACATATGAATTCATACCAACATCCCAACAAGAAGCAGAAACTGTACAAAAGATTATCAGACGTTTTAGAGAAGAACTCTATCCTCAAGCAATACCTCAAGATGCATTTGAAGCAGGGTTTCCTCTTGGTTATGAGTTTCCAAATTTATTTGAAATAAAATTTATGCATGGTTCGAAAGATCTTCCTATTCCTCAACCTTTGCTTTCTTATCTAAGAGGTGTGAACGTCACATACAATCCAACCTCTGCATCATTTCATAGAGATGGTCAACCAAATGCTATTCAGATGTCTCTTAACTTCCAAGAGTTCAGAGCAATGAATAAGCAAGATGTCATGGCAGGTAACTAATGTCTAATTTTTTTACACACTTTCCCAATGTCAATTATGCCTTTGGTGACGAATTCAATGTAAAAGGTGGTGCCAATTTGACTCTGAGTAAGTTTCAAGACTTATCGGCATACATCGATTTGATTGATGAAGTGAAACTAAATGCTCCTTTCTATTCAGAATATTATATTTTAGAAAACGATAGACCAGACCAAGTATCTCAGGCAATCTACGGAACTCCTGATTATCACTGGACATTCTTTATAATGAACGATCATATAAGAAATCAGGGGTGGCCACTTTCATTGAAACAGTTAGAGAAGAAAGTGAAGAGAGACTTTCCTCACAAATATTTCACCACACTTGATGATTTAACTGGAGCATTGACAGTTGGACAACGTTGTTTTGCATCTATATCTTCAGGTGGTGGTACAATATTGAGACGTAACCTAGACATAGGATTAGTGGTTGTAGATTCCAAAGACCAGTTTCAGAAGTTAGAAAACGTCACTAACACTTCCTATGAAGGTGTAACCAAAACTGTAACAACTATTGACGCAGGGTTTGAATACAATGCACCTCATCATTACGAAGACGTAGATGGCAATTTCCTAGACATAGATCCATCATTAGGACCTGATGGCGAAGCAAGAGTAGTAACTTATTATGATCATTACGTAAGACAAAACGATGCATTAAAACAAATCAAAGTTATTCGCCCTGATGCGATACAAGAAGTAGTAGGATCATATCTAGAAGCACTGAAATCATGAGCGAAGAAAAATCCCAAATTCAAATACTTTCTGCAGTGTTGGCATCAACTAGAACACAGATTACTGTTGATATATCTTCTATCTTAGTTGAGATCTCTGTATTCGAAAATATAGAGAACCCATTTATCACTGGGTATATTACTATGGTTGATAATGACAGATTGATAGAAAGAATGGATATACAGGGTGCAGAACTTTTAACACTAAGATATAAAAGAAACCATTCGGTATCAGGCATTAGAGAAATAAGACATAACTTTATAATTCAAAGTGTGGAGAAGCAATTCAAAACAAATGATATGTCTCAGGTTGTTGTTCTAAAGTGTGTTGATACAGAAGCATTTAGATCTTCATTGCATAATGTAAACTCTGCCTACAAGGGAGAACCTTACGAGATAATTCATAAACTTATGCTAGAGTATCTGGACAGGGATGATTTGTTGACCACTGCCTTAGACAACGTTAGTTCTAAGATGCAGGTTATAATTCCAAACTTGACTCCTTTGGCAAGTATGCAATGGATAGCAAGACGATCAATCACACCAAATGGGTTTCCGTATTTTTTCTTTAAGACTGCGATGACAGATGAATATGTTTTTACTGACTTGGAAACATTACTATCGTCTCCTGTCATAAACGAAAATAATCCCTTTAGTGATAACCAGTCTGCAGGTTCTTCTAATGGTACAGCAAAAGAATTTATTATTCACCAGAGAACTATACCTGCCCAAGATGACCTACACGACTTGATTAGGAGTGGTGTCATTGGATCTACAAATAAATATTATGATGTTGCCGAGGGTGACTTTGATGTTGTAGAATTCAATGTGAACAATGATCTTATGGTTGACTTAGTAGAAATGAATCCAAGACAAAAAAGACCTAGCATAGATGGTGAGTTGGGATATGATGATACTCCTATCTCAAGGTATAGTGCAAAAACAAATTCATATCTCAGTAGTGCTCATGCATTTAATTTTGCAAACTCTTATGATGAAGCAACTGGAGTTGGTGGTAACAGAAACAAGATTAAGTCATTTGCATCTAAACATTTGCTAAACAAAAACCCATTCACAATGGTTGTCGATGGTGAGAACTTTGCTAACGGAAGTGAAAACTTAGGTGTTGGTAATAATATAAAAGTGCTGACAAAAGGTAAGACTGATGATCCAGAACCTAGAATAGATATTAAAAATTCTGGAGACTATTTAATAACTGCAGTAAACTATGTCATAAAAATATCTGAAGCAAATAAAATTACTGCTAACGTAGCATGTACAAAAGTTGCCAGTTACATAACTGACAGATACGTTCCTGTCGGAGGTGCTAGATGATCCCAACAACATTCAAAGAATATTACGGTGATGAGACTCGATGGTTTGTTGGAACTGTTGTTCAGGTTGATGGCGATCCCTATCAACTGGGTAGAGTCAAAGTTAGAATCTATGGAGTTCACCCAGACGATCCAGTACAAGCAACTATAGATGATTTACCTTGGGCATCTGTTGTCCTACCATCAACCGAAGGTGGTAGTTCAGGTATTGGTGCGAATGTTGGGTTGAAAGAAAGAGCACAAGTCTTTGGTGTATTTTTAGATGGAAAGAACTCTCAGTTACCTTTGGTTCTAGGATCTATTCCTAAGAATGAACACTTGGTGAGTAAGAGACATAGATCATCCAGAGAAAAGAACGAGAGAGCAAGGGGAAGTGCTTCTACTGCAGTTTCTCTTACGCCAGATGTGCCTATCACAACACCAGAGGCAGACAAAATAAATCTCAAAGGTGACTCTAATGTTGAGAGAGCATTTAACTTCTTTATATCTACAAAGGGTGGTGAATTTACCCCAGAGCAAACTTGTGGAATACTTGGGAATCTTGCAGTCGAGAATGGCATCATGCTCAGAAGTCCTAACGACTTAGATCCTACAGTTGGAGTGAAAGAGGCAGATGGTGCACCTGCAGTAGGTCTTGCTCAATGGAATGATGCAAAACGTGCGGCAAATGTAAAAGGTGGACCTTCTAGACTCAATGAATTAAAAGCATATTCTGCAGATCAGGGGTTAGACTATAGAACAATGACAGCACAACTTCAGTTTATTCGATATGAACTGTACAGATATCCACACCTAGGTCTTGCCAAACTCAGAGAGAAAGATAGTATTGAGGGTGCGGCAATTGTGTTCGAGAAAAAATATGAACGTCCTCAACCTGGTTCATCTGCCGAAAGAATATTCTGGGGTAGAACAATTTTTGAAGAGATCGTGTCATGACTGGTTCAGTTTCAAAACAGATACTAAAAAATAAATTAAAAGAAAAATCTCAGGCAGAGGATGAATTCTCTACAGAGACAAAAGAACTTGTGGAACAACGAGCATCCGTAGAAGGATCTACGATGACTAAAGTTGGTCAGACATCTTCAGGGTTTACTGCTATGTCTAGTAGCGTAGGTAGCAAACCTGTCTTTGATGGACCTGTGGCGGCAGTGATGAATGAACCTGTCGATGGATTAAGAAAAGAACCCTCTGATGCAAGTAAATTATCTGCAATCACTGGGACAAATAATACTGGTGCAAACCTAACCGAAGTGGTTGCACAAGCAAATGTAAAAGGAATGGATGTTGCCTTGAGAGAAAAGGCAGGAGTGAGTAATACTGAAGTTGCTTCTATAGTTACTGATGCATCACCGATAAAAGATAAGGTGGAGAAAAGTGTCCCACTAGTTCAGACTGGTGGAATAGAAGAAGAGGCAGGTAAGAAAGCGGCAAGTGCATCCAAAAAGATTAGCGCGGAGTTGGGAAATGGGTTTGGATCTGGTAATGCATTTGGAAGCATATCCTCTGGTGTTGGGAATATTCTGTCTCAGTTATTGGCACAAACATTTGGCAATACTTCCATAACACAAATAACAGAAGCAACTGAATTTGTAAAAGAAGGTCAACAGTTAGTAGATCAAAAAGGTAATAGAGTAACACCACCACCTGTTACAAATGCAGGGGGTACATCTAATCTTGCTAATATCTTTACAAAATCTACTCAAGGTAACCCTGATTGGAAAACTAATCTTGCCTATGATGTTTATAAAGTTGGAGAAAATGATTCCAAGTGGAGTGGTTCAAACACTATAGGAACTGCAGTTGGAGGATCTTTTGTATTCAAAACATTATCTACATACGATCACATAGAAGCAGAGTTTAGACATGCTAATAATCTAAGAGAGATTACAAGTCTTGTCATAGACTGGACTGGATTAGAAAATGGGTACGATCAATATAGTGTTGATAAGATCCATCAATTAGTTGTTAAGAGACACAACGAAAAATATGGTGCCACGACAGTAAACGAAAGTCCTCTTAGGTTTGGATTACAAACAAACATATATCTGCATCAAAGTGGTTTGGTAAAAAAGGTTGTCCCAATTTCAAAGAGCACAACCGCATTACAGTTCCCAGATAGACAAAACATTATTGACAAAAGTATTACTATCATGATGAACTGTTCTACGGATGTAACAACATCAACAAGGCAGAGAGAATCTCTTGATGAAATCATTAGAGCATTTATGAAAGTATTTCCTGGCGGAGAAATACTAGGTATGAGAGATCTGCCGCCTGTTGGAAAAACACAAGCACCTGGTTTCGATGTTCGTGATTATGTCCTAAGAAAGTTCGGTAAGAATACAACCTATGCTGAAGAAACAGTTACGGATATTCCTACTGGTACTGAACTGGCAGATAGAAAACCAAATAACGTTGCACCTGTTCAAGCAGAACATAATAAAATACCAGACATCAACGATGTTGTAACCGAAGCAACAAAGACACCTGTTAACTTTGATGAGGTTGCTAAAACCTACGAAGCAGATAATCAATTCATAGTTGACCAGTTGAGACAGAAAGGTCAGTCTCATCAAGCAAATCTAGAACAAACTGGTTCTGGAGTATCTGGAAAAGCAACAGAAATAATCGATGCAAACTTAGAGAAACAGTTGACTACCAATTTAAATAATAAGATAGAAGCATTAAAGGATGGACAAGTGTACGATCCTCTATCTAATAAATTTACAAGGCAAACATAATGGCAGACGATTTAGATCCAATCATTGATACAAAATCAGCATCCCAAGATGATGGTTATGTCGATCCCAAGAACCAGTATCCCAAAAGGGAGTACAACGATACTTCATCTGCCAACCTAGCGGCACGTGGACTGAAGACGAATGAATTGCATATTGGTGGTGGGTACGAAAACTTCTCACTAGATCTAAAAGACAATGGTGTTTCTCAATATCCGTTGAACCAAGTTAGAGAAACAGAGTCAGGACATATCACTGAGGTGGATGATACCCCAGAGAATGAAAGACTTCTGTGGATGCACAAAACAAAATCAGGAATAGAGATACGTCCTGATGGAACTGTCATCGTGTCATCACGCGGAAATGCTATTCATATTACAACTGGAGATCATAAGATGTTGATCAAAGGTGAAGGTAATATTGAATATCAAGGTAATCTAAAGATGCACGTGACTGGCAATATGGATATAGAAGTCGGTGGAGATTACAATCTGAGAGTCCATGGAGATAAGAACGAAGAGATCCGTGGTGGTTCATCTACTACTATTGCCGAGAATAAAATGGAAACAGTCACTGGCGATGCATCTACATTTGTTGCAGGAACAAACACAGACACATACTTGTCTGACAGAAATCTAATCGTATCCGCAACAAATACAACACGTATTGGTGGGAACCATAATCTTTTTGTTGGCGATGTCTCTACAACTACAGCAAAGAACAAGATGACAATGTCATCCGAGAACATGAGCATGATTGCAACAGACCTAACGGCAGTCGGAAACACTGGTGTTCTTGGTGGTGCAAGTGTGTATCACTATGGTCACAATTACTTTGGAACATCTGGAACTTTCACCGAAGGTGTCACCGCACCAACATTCCATGGCGATCTAGATGGAACTGCTACAACTTCAACTGTTACACAATCTCAGACATATGGGGAAGCATCTACTGGATCTGCAGGTTCTATCACTAATACTGCTACCAATACTGATAAGAGAGTCAACACACCAAGTGATCTAGGAGCAACCCAGATAGAAGACCTATTGAAAAACTCAGACATGGGAGTTCGTGATGTCAGAATAGATCCTGGCGATGTTCTTTATAATACTATCAATAAGTCGAACAATTATAACGGAGTCTCTAAAAAACCCTTGACAACTGAAATGGTTCGTAGTAAGTTGAGAGACCCGAATACATCTCGTAATCAGAAGTTTATTGGACGTTGCATCTCAGAGGGATTGGTTGATGCTTCTTGTGTTCAACAGAAACCTCAGAAGTTTGAAATTGGTAGAATTTTAAATCAAACAGGAACTAGTAAGTTTCCACAGGGTAAGTTGTTAGGTAACGAAGAATCTCAACCAGAGAGAATATCTATTGAGGGGAATACGATTACAGTACGGACATTGATTCCTAATCAGACATATAACCCAGAACAACAATTAGTTCGTTATGGAATCATAAACGGAAAAACCAAACTAGCACAGAACATTTCTCTCGCAAAGTTCTTAGGTGGATCTGGAGATCCAGTGACACTAGAACATATTACAGAGAAGACAGAAAGACTCAAGATAGCAAGAAATCTATATGCACAGGCAGAGTTCATGAACTCAGCACAAGAATATCTTGATAAGAAAAACCGACACTCGCTTCAAGTTGTCGAAGGATTGTATAGGAAAGAGGATGGTGAGACACTAGATGTCGATGGTTTGAATCTTTTGGCAAGTCGTGGTCAGGTGGTAGTTTATGAAGTAAGAGATAGAAAAGGTCAGATAGACTGTAACAAAACATTCGATCTGGCAATTTACTGTAAAGATTATTTAAACTATGATAAAATGATATTAGATTATGATTCATATAATCCAGATCAGTCACTCAATGCACAGATCATTATCCAAATGCCACCAGTATCGGCAGATTGGAAGATGAGGTATAGAAATTTAATTGAAACAAGATTTAATAATTACACCCAAACTAACGGTGAACTTGTAGAAATTTTACCTCGTAGTGCAATTGCTGACCTAGGATACATATAAATAGTGTAAATATTAGAGGTTTTTATGGCACGAGCATATTCTACAGAGGACACTAATCTTAGTAAGTCTTTGATATCCAGTCGAGGGACGGACTATAAAGATATAGATCTAGCATTTGCGGCAAAACCTGCAGGAGACGTGTTTAAGAAAGTGGATGCGGCGGCAGTAAAACAAGCAGTTAAGAATTTGTTACTAACTAGTAGGGGTGAAAAACCATTTCAACCAGACTTTGGCGCAGATCTAAATGAAGTGTTATTCAATCTGGATACTGAATTTGATCCAGACTTTGTGCAAGACCTTATAGCAGAAGCAATAAAAAACTTTGAACCTCGTGCTCTTGTATTATCTGTTAGCGTATCCACAGATGGAGATAACAACAGACTAGATGCAACAGTAGAGTTTCAGGTAGTCAATACAGAAGAAATCGTGACCACTGAAGTGTCACTAGCGAGGTTAAGATAGATGACCGCAACCGTTATACAATCAACACAGTTAGATTTTGAAAATATAAAATCATCACTGAAAACTTATTTTAAACAAAAACCAGAGTTTGCTGACTATGACTTCGAAGCGGCAGGTCTTAATAACTTCTTAGATGTATTGGCATACAATACACACATCAATGCTTTGACTGCAAACTTTGCAATCAACGAGTCGTTTCTCAACACCGCACAGTTAAGATCTTCCATCGTATCTCATGCTGAGTCATTAGGATATGAAGTCAGATCCATGACCACATCTAAAGCAGTTGTGAATCTAAGTGTAAACTTGGCAGGTGTTGTCAACAGACCACCTCAAATACAGTTACTAAAAGGTCATACATTTACATCTTCTATTGACGGTGTGTCTTATACTTTTAGAACTCTTGAGTCATACTTTGCTAGAGACGATGGAACTGGTAACTATCCGTTCAAAACAAATGAAGGTACGGAAGACATTCCTATATTCGAAGGTGTGGAAAAGGTAAAGACTTTCCTATCTGGTGAGAATGATGAAAGACAGATCTTTGTCATCCCAGATAATACAATCGATACTTCTACTGCAACAGTTCAGGTTTTTGATACTGCAACGTCTACTAGGTTT